GAGTGAGCGTTACCCAATCCACCTGGCCGGTGTCGCTGGTTTTCACCCAGCCGGCAGCGCTGAGCCCGTCGCTGATCGGTTTATAAAAGGCAAGAAACCGAGCCAGCGTATCCATCGTCGAATGGGCATACCATTTGGTTTTCATCGGTCATTCCATCAGCACGCCGAAGGCGGAGGTAGTACCAGATCCGGCCCAACTCTTAACAGAGGTGGCCTTGCTGAAAAGGTAGTTGTGATTGGCCCCATAGATATTGACCGTCTTTTGCTCATTCTCATTGGCATCGGCTTCACGGCAACAGACTATTCCCAACGTCGGATTGCCGAGGAAACCGGGCGCTGGAAAGATTGGCGAAATTGCCACGTTTCCCTGGAAATTCCAGTTGGCCGTCTGCCCCACAAAGGCCAGGGAACAAACTCCTATATCGGTGCTCCAGGCCGTTTTGGTGCCAGTTCCCGGCTTCGGGCAATTAGCATGCCAGCGGTGCCCATTGTTTCCAAAAGCCCAGCCGCCAATATACTCGTCGGTGGGAGCTCCGGTTTCATCTCGGCTACGGTCTACACAGAAAGCGAAAGTGAACGTGTTGGGATCCGAGGCGTCCCGAAACATCAGAACCGTCAAAAAGCCAGCATCTCCGCAGATAACACAATCCCGCGGATTATCGTCAGCCGAGGCTCCGGCCGGGAGACTGTTGGCGCTGAGGCAAGGATAAATGAGGCTCCCCGCTCCATTGGTCCCAATCCCGAGCATCACCTGCAGCCGAGGGGAATTGGTGGTGGCGTAATAACTGAGATAGAGGAACATGGGCATCGTGGCCTGGAGGGAATCGTTGGCGCGAAAGACCTCCCAGACGGTTCCTGCGGCGCTGGGGACGGCCACAATATTGGGCCAATCAGCCTGGCCGGTGTCACCGGTGCGCACCCAGCCGCGATTGACGATCTCATCGCCCATCCACTGGGCCCAAGCCTTAAAAGCCGCCACGTTGGTGCAATTAGGATTCTTGTTGGCCCTCGTGAAGCCCATGCCTTACTCCTGCTGGTTGACTAGATTCGAATATTTGAAGAGGCATTCCATGGCCGGCATATCTGCCAGGTCCCAGAGACCGCCCTGAATGGGATTGCGCCGCATACGATGCGGCATGGCCATTAGCTGAGTTTGGGGATAAATGTGCTCAGTCTGCGGCTGCCAGTATTTGCCCCAATAGTTATCAGGGAAGAATCTGACGCCCGGAATGATCTTGGCAAACGATTCCGGCGGCGGAGGAGCATTGAGCCTGCATTTGAAAACATGGCTCATCGCTTCCAGAGACCCGCCCACGGGCGCGGCTGGGGCGTCGTCAAATACGAAGCTCTGCCAATCGCCTCGATAATAAGGCATCCAACCGGCCAGCACCTGGGCTCCATTGGGCTCGGCTCGGAATGTGTTCATACCAACCGCGAGCTGCCAGAACTCAACCGGGGCTGAAATGTGGCCATTCCAGTCTTCATAGGAATTGTCCGCGATCTTCACCAGGTAAGTCCGGCCGGGCCCCATCTGGATATTCAGATAATAGCCACTGGGCACGTCCCCGCTGAATTGGAGCGTCTTGCTGGTAGTCTTGTTCTCCAGGCTGGGATTGGAGGCCGGCCCATAAATGTCCAGCGCCGGCGGAGTTTCTACATTCCCGACGTTGTCAATGATCTGGTCGGCTCCTCCCTGAAAACTGAGTTGCCCCAGAGTTTGATGGGGCAAAGCATTCGGAGGCCAGACGGTTTCGGTCCATTTATCGGTCAGGCCGGCGCTGGACCATTCATCGTAAGCTCCCAGTCCGATCGGAGCTGAGGACCTGAGAGTGACGCGGCCAGGCCAGGTGAAATCCGTAGTGCTCAGGTACCACCAATGGTTCAAAACGACGTCGTCAATCCAGCCATTGCCCTGGCCGTGGCTGAAGAAGGAACCCAACCAGATTTTTTCAATATAGGTCTCCGGGGTCCGATTGACGTTACCGGAATTATCCGGATAGTAATTGATGTCGTTGCGGATCCCTTCATTGAGCTTGGCCTTGATGGATCCGTGGCTGGGATCGAACCAGATCTCCAGTTGCAAATGGTAAAGCACGCCGGGCAGGATAATGCGATTGCCGATGGCCACGTCGAAGGGTGGAATATGGGCCACCAGCCGCTGGTTCTCGAGCACGATATAGCCGCCCATATAATTGGCCGTCATCCAACCCACCAGGCCATTACGATGGAAGGTATCCTCCAGCATGAAGTGCAGGCCGACCCAGAAGCGATCCACCGGCCATCCGCCACAGTAGAGAAGCCCATATTCTTCCGCGGCACAGTCAAATTTGAGGGAGCCTGTCCCTTGGAGAGGCGCAACGGTGTCGACGCTGGCCCCATGGTTTTCCACAGCTCCAAAGCCTAAATCAAAGCTCTCTTCTGCAAGTCTCATAGAATGAATTACAGATACTGACCACAAGATGTTGTGGCTTCCTGGAAGTCTTTGAGCTCCCCAGACCACAATAGGTTGTGGTTGACCTGGTCAATCTGAGCTGGATAAGCCACAAGATGTTGTGTTCGCCAATTTCAGGCGATGGATTGATATTGATTCGACCAGGTCAAGACGGCAGATCCGGAGGTGTCCTGGGAAGTAAGTTTGATGCTGTTCGAACCCACGACCAGGGGCCACCATTCGGAGGCTGGGTTAATCAGGGAATACCAGTCGGTTGTGGTGCTGTCCGAGATCTTGACCCGAGTGGCACTTTTCTTCCCGAAGCGAAAATCCAGATCCAGCCGGTAGCCGGCCGCCAGGTTGTCTGAAAATTCGATGTATTTGCCGGTGCTCAGATTCGAGAGGCGCGGGATATTAGAAGGGCCAGTGATCGAAGCCAAAGGCAAAGTCGGGACGTCGCCAACATTCAAGACCGCCTGGCTGACATCGATGACCAGGGCCTGGGTGGAGGCGGTAAGATCTCGAAAGAACCCATCCTCGCATTCCAGGTAGATGCTGGCCAACTGATGGCGCGGCCCGCGCGAAGGAGAGGTGCCCGGCATATCCAGGCCAGAAGGCACCGCATCGATGGCAAATTCCAGATCGTCGTCCCGAATGTATTCCAGACGCCCCAGATTCACCTGGCCCAAATAATTAATAGGGGAAAAGATCCGGCCAATATAGCGGCGCGCCCCTTCTAGATCCAGAGTCGAAGTTTGGCGGATGACCAGGCGAAACTTGATGCTCCGCGATCTGACCAAGGCATCAATGGAAGTCCGCCCACTCTGATATGGGGCCCGCTGGGTGAGGACTTCCATGTCGGCCGAGTTCAGGCCGGTGATCTGGCTCAGGTAGTAATTCTGATCGTTACCGTTGCGGATCTCCAGGCGATCGCCATCGGAAGAGATCCATGCGATGCTTTTCATTGGCTCAAAGCGAGAACTAAACTGTCGTTAACTCGATCCATCATTTTTCGCACGGCCCAGGGATCGGGGGGATTAACCAAAGTAATCTGCTGGTTGATTTGGGCTCCGGAGCGGCCATCTCGACGAGTGGATCCGCCCGACAGGGCCCGGGCGAAATTAGCCAGGAGCTTATCTGGAATCACCCACTCTGCCCCAGCTTCACCCAAGAGGGCATCAGTAGGTTGGTCGACATAACCCCCTGCGGCAAAACGGGTGCGGGGAGGAGGATTCGTGCGCTCACCCGTATAGACGGTCGTCTCTCCGCCGGTATTTGTGACATCGCGGGTTGTCACCCTGGATCCGTCTTGCTGGCCGCTGCGACCTGAAAGCGTCTTGTTCATCTGGGCGATTTCTTCTGGGCTGGGAGTATGGAGCACGACCTCTACGTCGACCGTTTTGTCCTTGATCCCGTTCAAGAAGAAATTGGCGTCGGCAGCAGCCTTCTCAGCCGCGCCGGGGACCTCCAGCAGTACATCGATGAGATCCTTAATCATCGTCACTAGGGCCTTCTGGAGTTTATCGATGGCCGCGGTGAGATTGTCGTCCATGGTCTGAAGAGTACTGGAGAGTACGCCGGCAGCATCGGTCATTTGCTTGTCGATGGCGGTGCCTGTGAGGCCAAAAGCGTCCTGGATAGTCTTATTGGCGGCCTCTGACTCTTTGGCCAGGTCGAAGATAGAAACGCCTGATTCTTTGGCCTGTTTCACCAGGGCTTCGAACGCACTCAGGGTATCCGCATCCCCGAATCGGCGCAGGATGGAGAGCAGCTCGTCAGAGACTTCGCCCGTCTGGTCGAACTGGTCTTTGAGCTTCGTCCAATCGGCCTGGGTCTTGCGGACGTCGGCGAAGGCTTTGAAATCTTCGATGTTGCCGCCGGCTTCCTGGATCTTAGCCGCCAGCTCGTCAGTGATGATACCGGTTTCCATGAACTGCTGTTGCCAGGTCTTGACGGGAGGCAATAGAGCATCGACGGCTTGTTTCAGATCGGCGAATTCACCCTTGAGGCCCTGCAGGTTCTTAATGGCTCCGGAGGCGATATCAAAAGCTTCGAAGGATCCGCCGGCGGCAGTGATTTGTTTCTTGAAATCATCAGACATTTCCCCGGTTTGGAGGAACTGGTCGGCCAGGGATCCGAATTGAGCAGCCGCTTCGGCCGTGGCAGCAGCATTCTCTTCTTCGGTCTTTGTCACCGCGGCGAGCTTGTCCTTCCAATCGGGCATGATCTTGCCCAGGGCCGTGAAGTGGGATTCCCAGATCTCATATTCTTTGTTGAGATCTTTCCAGTCCCCGGTCTTCATCCCTTTCTCAAAGGCCGCGGAGTAGGCCGCTGAATAGCCCGAGGTCAGGGAAGCGAGGAGCTGAGGCATCTTCCCTTGCTGCTGGGCCAAAGGACCTATGACTTCAGCTAGAAATTTTGGTGAGGATTCTACTTCTTTCCGGACTCCATAGGCTTGCGACTCCGATAAGCCGATCGAAGAATAAAACTCTTTCATCTGGTTTTTGGAAAAGGAAACCCCTCCTAGATCCCGTGCTACTTCCATGCTGCCGGCTTCATAAGCATTCTTGCCTTTGGCGAATTTGTAACCGAGGATGCCGGCCACGATGGCGCCCGCGATCGCGGCGGTCCAGGGATTGGTCAAGAGGCCTCCAATACTGCTCATGATCCCTCCGCCGCTGGCTGCTCCACCTGCCAGGCTGGCGCCCGCCAGGCCCGGCACTGTGGGAGCTGCCAGCATGAACCCCGGCAAAGCAGCGCCGCCCAGGCCAGCCAGCGATGCTCCGCCTGCCAGGCTGGCGCCCGCCAGGCCCGGCACTGTGGGAGCTGCCAGCATGAACCCCGGCAAAGCAGCACCGCCCAGGCCAGCCAGTGATGCTCCGCCAAAGGCCAGAGAAGATCCGCCGATCCCGAGCAAGCTACCGATGCCACCGATTAGGCCGCCTTTGATTCCGAAAGCGCTGGCGGCAGTCCCACCCAGGCCGAATAAGCTGCTGGCCGTCCCCGCAGCGCCGCCACCACCCTTGCCGGTAATACCGCCAATGATGCCGGAGAGGAACCCACCAAAGCCCGAGAAGCCTTTCCCTGTGATCAATCCCATGACGCCGGTCTCGATCCAGGCCCGGACGATGGCCTGGCCGATCTGCTTAAACATGCCGACGATCTTGGAGCCAAAATCCCCGGCAGCGAAGAGCAGATCCGCAAAGCCTTTGGAGAGATCGGTGACGATGGTCGAGATTTGTTTTTTCCCGATCGCGGCCATTTGCTCAAAGGTGCTTTTGGTCTTGTCGCCGAACTCGCCCCACTTGGCCTTCATGGCGTCGACCGCGCTCTTCTCGGCGTCGGTCACTTCCTGGCCGGTCTTGCGCGCCAGATCCATCTCTTTCTCACGCATGGCCACCCAGGCAACATCAATGTCCCGAATCGAACTGGTGGCATTTTTGGCGATGGCTTGATAATCCTGTTGGCTCTGTTCCACCTGTTTGGTAAGGACCGCCTCCGAGGTAATACCCAGATGCTTATAGGCAGCATCCACGTCCTGGATATAGGGCGGGATTTGCTTGAGAGCATCCGGCATTTCAACGCCGAGCATTTGTTGCAGAGAGGCATTGCGATTCAAGGCCTCCAGGGCCGTGGCATTGTTGGCAATCATCGCCTTGTCGAGGTCCTTGAAGGCCTGGATCTCCGGATGGAGGGCTTCGGTGAGCCGCAACTTGGCTTCGCGGAGCTTGTCTTCAGCATCCCGAACTTCTACCGCCGATGCCCCGGATTTTTTCAGGTAGGCGACATACTTCTCGCCCTCGGCAACATTCTCTTTGAGCTTCGGAATTGTGACGCCGATGGCCGAGCCCCATCCCTGGATCTCTTTGGCGGCTTTGGCGGCCGCTTCAGCTTGTTTTTTGAGTTCCTCTTTATGCTTGGCTGCAGCCACAACGGCATCTTCGGTGGCTTTCTTGGCCTTGACGTTGGACTCAATCAGTCCGGCATTCTCTTTGGCGGCTTTATTGACTTTTTCGGTCCATTCCTCCCAGGAGAGGCTGCCCCGCTCCACACTCTTGCCGATCTCGGCCAACTGAGCATTGAGCTTGTTGGTCACCTCATCCAGGCCTTTGTTGGCATCTTCCCACCCCGCCACGGCGAGACGCCACTGAACGCCAAAATAGCCGATGATGGCCGCTAGAGCAGTGAAACCGGCTGTTGCGGTCATAGCGACAGCGCCCATCCCCAACAAAGCAGGGGCCGCCGCGGTGGCTGCTCCCACTATCGCGGTGATGCCTGATTTCAGGACCGGTAGAGCGATCAATAGTTCGCCGGTGGAAATGTTCAGGCCCCCGAGACCGTCCTTCATTATCAGAAAAGCCGCGCCGGCCTTGGGTGCCACATTCATCACATCATTCAAGACCGGGACCAGTTTCTTGCCTAGAGCCTCCTCTAAATTCCCTGCTTCGGTGCGCATCTTCCCCATAGCGCCCGCGAAGGTTTCGCCCAGAGCCTTGCCGCTGCCGCCGAATTCCTTGGCGAGCTCCTGGAGGATCAATCTCTGCGCTTCAGCCGTTCGGCCGGTCTCGACCAGATCTTTGATAACAAGCTTCTGTCCTTCAGAGAAGTTGACCCCGGCGCGTTTGAGCGCAGTGAGGCCTTCAATCGGGTCCTGGAGGGCTTTGCCGACCTGGAGAGTGGTGTTGCGGAGCTGCTCGGCCGAAGGAATCATGCCGCCATTCATGGCGGTGGCCATATCAACGATTGCCTGGGTAGCTGTGGGAAAGATATCCTTGCCGATTCCAGTGAAAGTTAAGAGCAAGGACTGCGCGCTGGTCAGCGCCTCATCATCGATGCCCGTGAGGTTGGAAAGAGAAGTAGCGAGCCCTTCGACGTCCTGTTTGGTGACGCCGGCGGCCCCACCGGTGGACCGCAAGACGGCTTCCAGTTGCGCGGCTACCACCTGGGACTTCGAAAACTCGTCAACCGCTTTACTGCCGAAAGAGATGACAGCAGCGCCCATGCCGCCCAGGATCCCGGCGATGGCTGGTCCGGAGGTCCGGGCAAAATCTCCGAACTTGCTCCAACCCGAGGCCCCTTCATTGACCGAATCGGCCAATTTCTTCTGAGCGTCAGAAAGACGCAGCGTCACCTTTTCCAGGTCCGCCGCGGGGGCACCCACTTTGGCTAGGTGGCCTTGAAGTAAGGCGAGTTTATCGACGTCCTTGCTGATCGCCGAAGACAGTTCCACCCCGAGGGATTTGGCCAGTTTGTCGGCTTGCAGCCCAAGGGAATTGATTCCCTTCACCGCCCCCTGCAGTTCCTTATCGAACTGCGCGGTATCCGCTGTGATTCGTATGGATGGACCTTTGATGTCAGCCATGGGAAGGGGATAGAGGATAGGGGATAGGGGATAGATTAGATGATTTTCTTATAACCATAGATCTCGCCACGGGCGGCGGCGTTCTGGCGCTCAATGCGCTCGTTGCGTTTATCGAGGTAAAGGGAGAGCTGTTCGTCGGTCCAGGTTTCAAAAATGACGCTGGGATTGAGGTGCCATTCGGCCAGGACAATGGCCTCGAAGATAGCCCCGGGCGTTACGCCTGCAGCCGCGGCCAGAGCTTGGCTGTCAACCCCGTCATCATTCCCAAAGGGAAGGCCACCTCCACGAGTTTCTGATAGGCAATAAAGAGCTGTTCTTCATTGCCAGCCTCGATCTGCTCCCGCGTAATCTGGCCCTCGCAATAATCGGCTACCAGGTCAACATATTTGTCGATGACCTCACCGGCAGCGGTCTTGAAATTGGCGAAGCGGAGTTCGAGCTGCTCGGTGGTTTCGGCGTTGCTGCCGAAATTCTTGAAATACTCGAGGCCCCATTGGCTGGCCACTTCCAGGACCTCCTTGCGCCAAGCCTTGGAGCGGCCGATGGGGAGGCGTTTTACGGGATAGGTGGCGTCGCCAAAGGCGAGCTGAAAGGGTTCATTGGTAAGGATTTGATCTTCTGTTCTGTCCATGATGATCTCCGGTATGACCATCGCCAGTGCGGCTGAAGTCGCGCCGGAGGAAGTCCGCAAAAAAGGCCCCGAACCCGCCGCACTATGGATCCGGGGCCAAGAGAAGGCAAATGATCAGAAATGGAAAGGCTACTTGCCCAGCGAGATCGCCGACATGAAGCAGGTCGTGATCGGGTTGATGGTTCCGACGATCTTGTTGCTGGCATTGTTGAGCGAGGTGGGGAAAGGACCGAAAATAGCCTTCCGGACAGCCGGCACGGTATCGCCGACTCCTGAGGGAGTATAGGTAACTCCTTCTTTGCCGATGTTAGGGACTGTGATGGCGACCGCCGTGGTGGCAGCAGCTTGCTGATTGTCGATAATGAGGAGCGTCTGCCCATCGTTGACGAATTCAAAATCGGCGCTAGCCACATAAACCTTGCTGGCTTCGGCCGCCATCGGCGAAGGCGAAAAGTTGAGCATTTTGCCGGGCAACTGATTGGCCCGTTGAACGACAAGAGTGGTAAGAGACATGGAAATTTTCTCCTTTATGAGTTGTCGGAATTTAGATGCGGGGCGGCAGGATTTTTAGGGAGATCTGCCGCCTGATTCAGAAGAGAGAGAATGCTCTAAGTCGCCGGCGCCGTCATGTCGACGATTTCACAGACTGACTTGGTGCCGCCCTGGGTGGCATCTTCCTCGAGCTGGAACTCGACGTTCATGATGGTGACTTCGCCGCGCCGATAGGCAAAACCCACCGTGCCCATGGCGATAGCACGATAGATCTTGTACATTCGCCAGTAATAGGTGTTGACTGGCGATCCTGGCGCTTTCACCTCAAAGCCAAGGCTCCAGATCTTCATGGGATTATCGGGCCCAACTCCCAACTTGCTCAGTCCCACCTGGCCCACGCCTGGCGCCACGGTGGATTTGACGGAATTGGTAATTGCGATGGCGATTTTATCGATATCCGTTTCAGCCAGAGGCACTACCCAACGGCCCGTCTGGCGCAGCAATTCATGGCCGACAGGCATCAATTTCTGATCCACCTCGATGGCGAATGCCTCGGTGCCAATTTCCAGTTGAGTGCCGCCTTTGGTGGCGCCGATGTCCAGCCAGTTGCCGCCCCAGGTCAACGTCGCGCCTGTAATGGCCGGAAAAGCTTCACCATAAGGAGCAATGAAGAGCTTGCCGATCCCCGACATGATTTTTGTCTGATCGATTGACATGTGATCCTCCTATCCAAGATACAGAATTTGAAAACTCAGATTCGCTTCGGCGATGTTGCGCTCTCCGTCGCCGGAATACTCAATGACGGTCCCGGTGAACGCAATGTCAGAGACCGACTCCCGCAGATTGTTCGACTGATCCATGGCAGTTTCTATTGCCAGGGCCAGGTCATCAGCCTGGCGATCGCAATCGGCGCCGCCGGCCGCGGCCCCGATGGTGACTATGAGGACCCGGCTGCGAGCCCCTGGCTGATCGCCGGCCACCGTTTCGTCTTTGGCATAAACCTGGATGGCCGGAAGATCTTTTAGAAAAACAGGATTGATACGCGAAACGAAAACACGCTCTCCGGCTGCTGTGAGGGCCCCCACCAGGAGATCTCGAATATCTTGTTTAATCCGGCTGCGGGCATGCATCAAGGCTTACCCAGAATCAACAGGGCCCCGCCCTGGCCATCCAATTGGATGTCGACGACCCCGTAAGTCACATCATCGAGAGTGGCCTGGTCTCCCTGGCTGGGAGGGACGGGCAAGTCGCTAAGCTGGATCCCAAGGCTAGAAGAAAGGCTCGAAACCGGAGCGCTTTCGCCGAGATCCACCAGGCGATGGGCAGAATTGAAGACTCCGCGCAAACTGATGGAGCCCCCGGAAGCCGGCCGATAAGTGACCGGCTGCCCCAGGCTTTCCATGAGGACCGAGAGGGCCCCCTGCGCCAGATCTCGGAAATCCATCAGGCGACGCCGTTGAGGCGAATTTCGGCTGTGGCTGAAGGATTGGCCGCATGGGCAATCGCTACTCCCACATAGGTGTTCCCCTGGGCGGTCTTGTTGACTTCCTTGGCGGCATCGTCCCAATAGACTTTATCGCCGATATTGATCTCAAGGGCGGCTGTTTTGGGCAACGTGAAGACGCCTTCGGTGACGAACTCTCCGCTGGCTGCCTGCAAGACGTCATTTGCCGCCACGCCGAAAATCGCGGTCCCGATTAATGCGGCTTGCCCGGACAATCGATTATAGGGTGCAGTGAGCGTGAGGACGTCACCGTCTTGAACGAAATTTCTCATGGTTTCATCTCCGTTTTAAAATTGAGACGGCAAGGGCCGTCAGAAAGTCTTTTTGATTTTCACCGGAATCGAGGTGGTCTGGCCGATAGCGACCGCTTGGAGAGCCACGCCGAATTTCAGGCCAGCGCTATCTTTGTTGATGGTTCCAATGGCATCCAAACCGCCCGCCATGGCGGCAGCCCCCCAACTCACGTGCGCGGCCGCCTCGGTGGTCCCGACGCTATTAGCAGCGGCTCCGGTGACCCTCGCTGCAATGACCTGGGTTGTATTCGTGTTAGTCGTGGCCTCGACATCTGGATGAGCCGTACATTGATGCTTCACTCCGAGGGTAGCGGTGTCTCCATTGATAGCCAGCTTCAGATTGTCGAGGGTTTCAGCGGCGCTGCCTCCAATTAAGACCTCATTGGCCACTGCCGGCGCGGTGAGAGCCGCCACAAATTTGTAGACGGTCGTGTGGCCGGGGAAGCCAATGGTGACGGTATCGTTGGGAGCTACATCACCACCCGCATCGTTGGTTAAGGTCTGGGTTGCCTTAACGCCGGCGCCAGCCAGATCGAAATAGAGAACGTCGCCTGGCGCCACAGCAGCTTGCACCGCTCCATTCGAACCAGCGACGGGCAGGCTGATGACTCCCTTGACTACCACGCGAATCAAATCGGTGGCAGCCGCAGCCGAATCGCAAGCGACGCCGGTGATGAATCCAACTCTGACAGGATCGCCAGAATCCACCAGGCCATCACCATGAACCGGATGATCGAGCGTGCTTTCCAGCAGCTCGAGGATGTCTCCTTCATGTATGAAACTTTTCATAGGCTTGACCTCACATTAGATTGAGGTGCGAGACGAGGGATAAGAGGCAGGAGGCCTCACACCAGCGCCCCCTGCCCAATCCCTGTCCTTAGATGGCATTCAAATAGAGGCCGCGATAATCGATGACCTTGGCCGCAAAATCCAATCGAGCCTTGATTTCCATTCCATCCACTTCGAAGCCCAGCCGCTGTTCGGTATAGACCCCCTCGTTGCCGTCCAGATAGCAATATTCGACGGTGTCCATTTGAGCCGGATCGGCTGCCAGATACCAGTGGCTAGGACTGTTACTATCGAGCACGGAATCCACGACCGGTTCGAGAGCGGTCCGCCCGCCAGTCCTGAACTCGTTGATGGTGGCCGGAGTAGCGGGAACAAATTGAGCGGAGGTGTATTGGTAGGCCACCTGCTCGATGGTGGCTGGCACAAGCAGGAAGCGAGGGGCGAGATTCAGTTCTTCGCCTTGAAGGCCGAGTTGCCGGCGCATCACGGCCCGTCCGGCCGTTAGGCTGGCAACCGAAATCACGGCCGCCGCGGCGGCCAGATTCCCGCCATGCTGAGGGGAGGCTGCAAAGAGCGCGATTCCGTCAGCCAGGTTGGCATTGGCTGTGAGCTGAGCATAAACGGTGCGGTTCTCCAGGCGAGCTGCTGAATTGCCGAACCCGACGAGCAGACGATCGAAGCCACGGAGATCGTCATTGATGATGGCCTGGCGGGTGAAACCCACGATGCGGCCATAAGTGAGCACTGCATAGACTTCGCCAGCCTCACTCATGCTTCCGTACTTGAATTCCCCATGTTCATTGGTTTGGAGCAAGTCTGGGGTTCCGCCCAGATTGACCACCAGCATTTGCTTGAAATCCGGGGCATTGGGAGCTCGCCGCGCCCAGATCCGATAGGTAGTGGGGGCGGATTGGTAGGCGTCGCGCAAGCGCTTGGTGCCAGCGTTGGCCAGAAGGAGAGGGAAATCTGAAGTGGTCTGAAGGGCCAAACGCGCGATCTCCAGCTTTGATTGCCCCTGGTAACGAATTCCATGAGCGCTGAGGAAGATCTTGCAAAGATCGAGCATTGACTGGCCGTTATATTCGCGGCCTGCCTCCAGTTTAAACTTGGTGGGATCCATGCGATGGAGAAGCATATTCTCCACTGATGTCATGCGGGCCATGTCGGCATCCCGCACGATATCCACCTGGCTGCGGATGGGATTGTCTTGTGATTGGGCCGCCAATTTCTCCAGGATCTTGGTGCGAGCATCAGCCAAAGACGTTCCGGCAGCGATCATGTCATCGGCCAGTGTTTCATCCAACTTTGCGGCCTTCATTGCTTGCCGGATTCCCGCGGCGCGCTGCCGTTCCTCTTCTGCTCCTTGTTTTGCAGCCAACTTTTTGGCTTCTTTCAACTGCTCCTGTTCACGGGCTTGATTCCCATCGGCGCCCGCACCAGCCACCGCTGGCTTGTTGTTTTCTTCGTCCATGATGCTCTCCTTTTTCGGGGCTGTTGCCCGTGAGATATCCGGATCGGGGTCCTCAAAGCTGAGGAACCCTGCCCCGGGATCGGCTGGGATTGGGACTACACTGATCTCCATCGGCTCCCAATCCGTCGCCAGAAATTGTTTGACGGCTTCATCGTTGGGCGTGACGTCCTTCTTGGCGTGGACGACTATTCCCATGCTGATGTTGCGGAGGATCCCTGTTTTCACATCGTTCCAAATGGGTTCGACTTCGGCGCGATCGGAAAAGCGAAAAGTGGCTTTGCCCTTGCCATCCTCGATCCAGCCTTTTTCCACCACGCCAATCACGTCGGAAAGGCTCCAGTCGGAGTGGCTGTCGAGAACCGGCGCTCCATTATTTAAGCGGCCGAGACGGACCGATCCGGGTTTCAGGTCCAGGGTGAGCCAGTAATCCCCGAGCTCCCAGTTATAACGCGCGACTTTGACGCCCGTATAGAAGATGACGTCCACCGAGCGCTTCTCTGCATTGACGGATTCGGGCGTGATGGAAGCAGCAAATATCTCACGGGGGATCTGCCTGGCCTGTTCTCTGCCCTTGCCCTCGGCGTCCGCCGGACTCTGGCTGTTCTTCTTCGGTTTCATATAACCTCCGCTCCCAATAAAAAAGGCCGCCCGGAGCGGCCTGCAAATAGAGAGATGAATTTTCTTTAAGCTTCAGGGCGCCGGCGGCGCAGTTTCTTCGGGAGGACTGGTCTGCACCTTGCCGCTATCGGCCACCTTCCTGGGATCGCAGTCGAGCACGATGCCTTTGGCGTCGAGGATTTTGTTGGTAGCCTCGATCTCGTTGAGTTGCTCGTCAGGATCGTAACCTTCCTGAGCGATCGCTTCCGGCAACGTCACCAGACCCGAGCGGATCCGCATGCGAACGGCTTGCGAATCCTTCAACGGATCAATCGACTGGTAGGCCGGAGCGGTCCATTTGGAGCGATAGTCAATCTGCTCCAGGATTCCAGCCACCACCGCGATATCGATGAACCGGTTCCATACCGGCCGGCAGAACATGGGGATGAAGGTGATCCAACGGTAGGTCTCCATCAAGGCCCGGAATTCCAAGTGCCCGGCCCGATAGCTTGAATAATTGACATTCGAAAGATCACCCGTGAGCTGCTCATAAGTGACCCCGATCCCGGCCGCCACACCGCGAAGCTGTGACCGCGTATAATCCCCATACCCAGAGGCATTGGCTGGCTCCCCGAATCTCACATCCTCGCCCGGTTTCAGATATTCCACCATCCCGGGCTCGAATTGCTCTTTGCGCGGAACGGGTGGAGTTTCGGGAGCGGCCACACCGATCGAGGGCCCCTCCAGGCCTTCCGATTGGGTGACAAAAGCTGCAAAACAAGCCTCGATTTTCTTCCTCACCAGCTCGGCAATCTCGTAATCGTCCAGGTCCTTCATTTTAATCATCGAAGGCGCCATCCAGGGGGCTGCCCTCATCTGACCGGGACGTTCTTTGACGTAAATGTGGAGCACTTCACTGGCTGGAACCGCTTTCGAGAGGAAACTTCTCCCGAAATTGGTGATGACGGCCTCGCCCGGATGCTGATTGAACAGCCAATAGGCCCGCCGCGTTCCGATTGGGTCGAACTCGATGCCTTGCAGGATATATCCATTGGCCAGAGACTGGTTCTTCGAGCTGTCCAAATAATCGGGCTCGAGGACCTGGAGTTGCAATGGGATCTTCAATCCATCCTGCGGCTGGCGAACTCGAAAACGGATGAGACATTCTCCGGATTCCACCACACAGCGAGTCGCCAGGGCCTGCAGGCCGTAGAAATCGAGCTGTCCATCGGCATCGCACTGCTGCGACCAATCTTTCCAGGCCAAATTGATTCGCTCATCGAGCGTCCCCAGGCCGCTAGCCGCCTGGGGAATGATGCCCGTCCCTACGGCATTATTGACGATGGTGTTCAAGGCTTTTTTGCCATAGGGGTTGTTGCGTACCAGCTCGCGCGATCGCTCCCGCAACCGATGCAGAGCCATGCCGAGTTCCGCATTGGCTGAAGCGCCACTGGAAAACCATCCTTCCGTGCGGCGCCCCATCTGGGCCGCATCATAGGCTAAGCGCAAATGGGAGGCAGCCGCCCGGGCCCGGATGCGTTTTAGGCCCCGCTCTGGAGATGCCCATGCCACCGCACTATCGAGCCAGTTCAAGGTTCCCCCCTGACTCGATGAGGGCTTCGAGCCTTACCTGACTCCGCCCGCGACAGATTTTGCACTTGAATTCTGCTAGGCCCGGCAATTGCGAGATCGCTTCATGTATCGATCGTTTGTTGCGCCGGCTACAATGTGGGCAAACGAACACCACATAATCGGATCCGCTCACCTTTCGATAAAATCCCCAACCCGCACGGCGGCGAGTTTCTATTCCCCCTCTCTTGTTGATAACCTTCATGGCTATAGTCGGGAGAATGAGGCTGCTCATTGTTTACCCTTTGCGAAAGGATGCCAGGCTGAAGCGGTTCCTGGCAGGAGTGCCATTTAGCTTGCCTTCAATGACCGAAATCACGCGTTCGATATCAGAAAGCGTGCGATAGACCACGCGCTTGCCGTCATACTCGACCGAGAGTGCCCCATTGGCGTAGGCATTGCGCAGCGCAGTCAGTTGGCCGCTGGTGAACTCCTCGGGCTGAGGAACGTTTAATACATCGGCCAGGATCTTGATGCGCAGGACTCGAGGATAGACTCTCCCGCCAACCGTGGTGACGACATTGACGAGCGGATATTCATTTCCCGCCGTGCCTCCGCTCAACCAAATGGTGGTTGTGGTGTCCGTCTTCGAAGGATTCGGGGTATCCTGAAAGATACCAGCCGGAACGGTCCAGGAACTTAAGCTGATCGGATCGGTTTCGATTTCCTCGCTCCATTCGAGCGTGAAATCGGCCTTTTCCCCGACCCGTTTCAATCGATATTCGCCTTGTGCGTCGCTTGGCATTTAAGGCCTTATGTCGAGATCTCTATCTTCGCGCCGGATCCGCAGCGTTCTATCCGATCGGCCAATTCTCAAAATCGAATGCAGGCGGGGAGGCCCCGAAGTAATGGTCTTGATCGCATCGACCAATCCGCTAAAGGACAAGACGCCCGCGAAACTTCTCGGTAGATGCTTCGCCAGCGCTCCGGTTGCCGTTGCCGTCCCTAGAATTGTCTTGCTGACCGCCCGTTCCAGCGCCCCCGCGGCAGCGATCGCGCCCGAAAAAACGAGAATAAAAAGTTTGACCGTCAGGACCGATCCAGCTAGCAAAGCCGTCGCAGCGAAGGTTCTCGCAAGGCTCTTAATGAACAGGCCAGTGGACAGGATTTGCCCGGAATAGGTCCGCGCGACGCTTCTTTGAATAGCCCCTGTTGGATTCAGGGAACCCGCCAGGCTCAAGAAATAAGTCCCCGCGAGCTTGACCGCGTTAACAATTCCAGATGGGGTCAAGGTTGCTGCAAAGGCCCTTCCTACTTGCTTCGCCAGCGCGCCGGCGAGATTGATCGATCCCGACAAACTTCGTAGGAGTGACTGCATAAAGGCGATTGCGCCTGTCGGCGTCAAAGATCCTGCCAAAGACTTGAGGATCTCTTTCGCTAAAACGCCAGCGGGCGTCAAGCTTCCAGCAAAAGAAACCAGATTGGTTTTTATGTTGATCAGGGCTCCGGAAGACGATGCGGCGCCAACGAAAACTCGATTCATCTGCTCGATCAGGCTGCCCGCCCTTTCAATCGCCGCCGTCTTAAGGGAACTTACAATTTTGTTTAAGAGGCCATATATTGGCAAGCTGCCGCTGAATGAGACTAGTTTGGTCTTGACATTTGCCAATGACCCTGCAGAAGATGCCGCCCCCGCAAAAACCCGGCCGATGAGCTGGATTACTGAACCTACGGGCCCAAGTGTAGCCGTCTTAGTAAGCTCCATGCTCCGCGCCAATGCGCCTCCGGGAGCAATTGTCCCTCCCAGCGGCTTCTGCGCCTGGAGAACAAAAAGGCCCGTTGGAAATATATTGCCCGAATATCCTCGCGGCAGACTCTTTACCGTCACTCCCGCGGGGGTCAAAGATGCGGCGATAGATCGCCTCGTAATTTTCAAAATCCCGCCTGATCTGCTGATTGATCCAGGCAGGCCCTTCGACTCAGATCGAACCAGAGAGCCGGATCGCGTAATAGCACCGCCCAGCGAAACCGGATACGTGGTTGCTCCACCTAAGTTTCCACCTTCCCACGTATCGCCAAGAGTGCATGGCGATGCACTTCCCCAGCCCGCAACCCCCGCCCTACCCGATGAATGCTGGGCGTGCGTGCTCCCGGTCGTGGATCTTTGATTGACTCCATTTCGGTAGCCAATCAAAGAGAAACCGGCCCCAGTTCCACTCACTTCCAGACGGAGAAGGTCGCCCGACACGGTTCCGGCAAGCGTCGTCCCGATCTGCGTCAATGTGCCGGCGACCATTTTTTGCAGATAGGTTCCACCCGCATCAGCGTACCAGCAATAATAAGAATCTGTCGTTCCGTCCACAGCCACGCGAGCGGCTGGACCGATGGCGCCTCCACCCACAGGGTTATTCGCAAGGGTCAAGAAAGCATACTGGTCGGCATTGAAGGAATCCGCATTCCAACCCATGCCTGTTTCTGCGCCACTGGAAGCCGACTGAATCTGAACTGAATTGTAGATATTGAGACTTCCGGTGTTGAGCGACCATTTCGGCCCCAGCGAGGCCCGATTAAAATTGTCAGTGGCTGGGAGAGCCATTAGAGCACAATGCTCCCGATATTGGCCGGAAGATTGGCTACTTGCTGCCCCACGATGTTCAATGCCTGCCTGAGAGTGGTGCTACCCACAATGCTTGTAGTATCCGCTCCCAAGTCCTGGCAGGCCTGAACGAGGCCATTTCTGAGGGCAACAGGGAGCTGGTTAATTCGGGTTGAGAGCGTCCTGCCCTGAAAGATGGGTTCAAACCCGAGAGCGAGAACCTGTCTGGCGATCGCAAAGACGGCATTGCACATTTTCACGATCTGGCGATAGGTCTGGGTTGTGTTGACCCAATCGCCGGGAATATTCAACGCCTCGAAAGCCGATTGGATAATCGGCACGGCCAAACTTGAAACGTTGGCGTCCAGATTCTCGGGCACTGCGAGAACATCCAGATTGGCAACTAACGCTTCATGCTGTGCCTGATCCAGGTCTGCCACAACCAGACACACAGCTTGCGCTCCGTAATCGGAGAGTTCCCACTGGCAATCGATGCCGCCCGGATTGAAGCGCCACTTAATATAAGCAGGTCCTCGCTGGTTTTGAGCGGTGACCTGCAGAGGCATCAAATAAACTCGAAGCATGCGATTTCCTTTTCTGAATTACCCGCCGGCGGTATTGGTCAGATCATAGGTCGACTGCAGACTGTCGCCATTCGCCAGGTTGACGACCGAATAGAGCGACCGATCCAGCAGCACGCCGCCGCCAACGGCTGCCTGGCTCAGGATCCCATGCTCGGTATTGGCTACGGCAGCATCCACCGTGTTGGTGCCCACCGTGCGGAAAATGTTGGCTGAGGCGCCCTCTGTGAGTGAACCCGTCGCCCGAGTGTTGTCGGGGTTATAAGCCGTGGTGCACTCGGTCGTCAACGCTGTGTTGCCAACGGCTTCAGCAGCCCCGCCAGTGCCGATGGCGTGATACTTCATGATCTCGAGCTCGAGGATGTTCTGGAAAGCGTCGACAATGAAGGCGACTCCAGTATCCGTGACCATGCGCAGCGAGGCCAGGCCGAAAGACATCTGCTCGAGGCCGAAGCCTTTCTGTTTGCACCAAGTCGGGAAATCCGGAAAGGGGAAAATTTTCTCAGCCCATTCCTGGAGCAATTCAGGTAAGAGCCGATCGGCGATCAGGGGCCGTTGGCGGACCAGATGCAGTTGCCCATAATGAGTGGGAATGCCGAGCATCCGAGCCGCCAGGACGTTCTTCATCCCCCGCCACAGATGCGGCCAATTGGCACTTCTCCAGCGGTTGACCTCATCAGGCAAGCCGCGCTTGGGGAAACCAAAGCGCAGGATGTCTCGTAGCGGCGGTTCGCGAACCGCCCCCACCGGTTGCCGATTGGCTTTCACCAGGCGCAATTGCACTCCACCAGCTGGACGCAGATCTCCGGCATTCTTTTCAGCTAATTGACTCAGTCCCATATGAGCTCCTTGTTAACGACGGATGGCAAGTCGTCTCGAATTTAGACTTTTTCGTTATTACGAACCGCTACTTCCAGGGCCTGGTGAGCGGCCGCCTGGGCGCGTGCCAGCAATTTCGGCAGGACTGCGCTTTGGAGATTTCCCAACGCCTCTTTCAGCGCCGCGGTCGCCTCAGCGGGGAGGCTTTCTTCTGAGACGGACACAGACCGTTTCGATCCATAGGGCAGGCTGACGGTGACTGATGCGGTCAGGTCCTGGCCCCTGAGGACGGCCTTTACGGTGGTTTCAAATTCGATTTCAACGGTGTGCTTCATGACATCCTCCTAAGAAATTCATGTTTATCTCAGCCATCCGCGGCCGCTGCCGCGATCAAGCCAGTTGCGATGACGGGGGCCTAACCATCCGGGCTTCGGCGCCGGCGGTTTTGAAGGAGGCGGCAACGTTCCGCTAGGCATCGGAGGTTTAGGCTTCGCCTCGACCCGGCCTTCCAGCTCCCGCCATTGCCGCTCACCGTAACGATCGAGACCCAGCACCGCGGCGGCCGCCCTCGCATAGACCCAATTGTCTAGCGCCTCGTTCCGGGCTCGCGTCTGCTGCCATTCCAAATGCCGGTAGCCCTTGTGGATCCGCGTGACCAGCTGTTCGGCTGTCAATTGTTTAAAATATTCCGCGTCGTATTGAGGGAAGTGCGGATAACCCGGTGGATATGCCTCTTCGCTCTCCACAGGCCGCGGCAGCCTCAGGAAACCATAAAGCTCGCTCTTGTAAATCCCTACCGAAACCGGCCAGACTTTGATTCCGCGGGCAATTCGCTTCCCGCCAATCGTGACATCAACCGCTGTGGGAGTTCCGATCGGGACGCCGGCACGTTCCGCCCCTTTCACTACGATCACGCGGCCGGTGCCTCGCTGTTCCCGAGCCCAGGCATAGACGTCATTAGTCGCATAGCCGGAATCGACGCCGAGCATCTGGACCGGCATCTCTCCGCCCTGCTCTCGCGGGTAGTAAATGCCGAGCTGCTCAGTGAGGCGGCGCCAGACTTCTCCTCGTGAGGTATCGCCCTCGAGCACTTTGTAATCGACCGACCAGTTCTCTTTGCCGCGGCCCCAGCCGATTACCTGCACCTCGATCCGATCTTTCTGAACGTCGGCACCGGCCGTTAGAATCAGGGCTCCACGTGGAACAATCCCGATTGGATAAGCTTCCCGGCGATCATAGAGGCGCTCCCATTCCGGAGCATCCCCCTTTTCCTGCCACGTTTCACCCAGGCTGGTATTGATCCAGGCCTTCAGCTGCTCCTGGCCGCCTTTTTCCGCTTCAGCAAAGCTGGCCGCCATTTCAGCCAGCGAGACCCAGGGCGAGTAAAGCTCATTCAGATGAAAGCCAGCGACGCCGTTGAAGATCTCGGTGGCTTGCCATTCTCCCAGCTTGACTGCCTTGTGGCGAGAGGCATCGGTCCAGAGACCATCGCAGAATTGGCATTGATAGCGGGCGGTGGACGGTTTCCCTTTCTCCCATTTTACCCGCTGCCATTTGAGGATCTGCTTTTCGCCACAGTTGGGGCAGGGGACAAGATATTGCCGCTTGTCGCTCGAATCGTAGGCTGCCTCAATGCGCGAGGCCCCTTGGATGGTGGGCGTCGAGACCAGGAGCGTCTTCGAATTCCAGAACGTGGTCGTTCTTTTGCGCGCCAAGCTGACCGGATCTCCTTCAGTCCCGGCCGAGGGCGGATATTTATCGACCTCGTCACAGAGCAGGATCCGGATCGGCCTCGAGGCCAATGATACTGGGCTATTAGCGCCCGCAATCGTGATGTGGCCGCCGGGAAAGCTTTTATGAAGCAGCGTGTTCCCACTATTGCGGGCCCGCGCATCTTTTACCTTGCCCTGCAGCGCCGGCGTATCGCGCAGCATCGGAGACAGGCGGTCCTTCGACCAGGCCTCGCCCATCTCAAGCGTCGGCTGAATCACCAGAATGGGAGCCGGATCACGATCGACGTAAAAGCCAACCGTGTTATTGATGATCTCGGTCTTGCCCACCTGGGCCGACGTCATCAAAACCACTTCATGGACGCGCGGATCTGAGACCGCGTCCATGATCCCGCGCTGATATTCAGCCCTCGAGGTCTCCCACTGGCCCGGCTCGGCCGAGGCCTCCGGGCTTAATTGCCGGTGAGCATCCGCCCACTGACTGATAGTTTGTTTTGGCGGCGGTTCGAAGAGCCGAAAAGCTTCATGCCAAATGCTGGGTGAGGGATCGAGGGATCCTACACCTGGCAAGTTCGCGTAAGGCGTCATGAATGAAGGCCTCGAGCAACTCGCGACATTCCTGCGTGGTCGTGGCCATTCGAAGCTGAGGAGCCGCCTTGCTGGGAATTGCCAGTATCTTCTGCCGGATCACAATGACGGCTTTAGAGAGAATTTTCCCTGCCTGGTCAGCCGCAATGAATTTCCCTTTAAGGCTCTCGAGTTCAATTTTTTCCTTTTCGGCTGCCAGCTCTTCGCGTTTTGCCTGGAATCTAGCGCGCTCTTCACGAGCCTCGAAAAGATTCAGGATCTTGGGAGATTGCTCCAGAGGTTGAGCAGCGGCCATCGCCGGACCTGTCTTGGCGAGCTTGGCATTCCCTGCCTGCATCCGCGTTGGATCGATATTCTTCGCCAGCCGCGCCGAGGCCTCGGCCGGATCGATTCCTTTCCCCTTACCCCGGCCGTGGAGCTGAATCAATCCGCGCTTGATGTGCTTGCGGATCGTGGACTCATTGACCTTCCTCTGCCTTGCAAATTCGCGAATAGAAACTAACTTCTTGCGGCCCAATGCCTTGCGGCCCCTTTCTGGAAACCCTCAAATCTAGCAAAATGCCGAACCTCTCGCACCCGCCCTCGATCAACCTCCAGGAAGAACCTATGAGATTTTTATCGGAGGGCTTCGACCTCGCGTTGGATCTCGCGGGCGGCGATGGCGCGCAATCCAGGATAGTCGACGAACCCGAAGCGATTTCTCTTCTTGCCGCGCATCAACGGATACTCGATTTCAAGAGGGTACCGCCCCCGACCTAGCCGTTTAAAACGACGCTTCAGCAGGCGGGCTTGAGCATTGGGCAAATCGAAGAAACCCGGCCTAACGGAAGATATATCTGAATAGCGTAATAGCCAGCGCCCGCCAGTTTTCTGATTGAGAGGCTGCACGACTTGCCAACGGCCTTGGACCTCGACAGTTACACCATGATGTGCGCGATCTTCCGTGACCTTG